GTTTGCAATATTTGGATTTTGCAGGAGAGTTATTTCTGGCTTCATGTTGTCGGTCCATAGCAAAATTTGCTCTCCTGTTCCTTTGAAATCCCGAACAAACTTTATTTCCTTCGTGGCCGGATTAAATGTGAAGATGACATAACCACCGAACATACGCGCCGCTAATTCTATGTAGCCAGCATAGAAGTCATATGTTGCTAGCCCGCCTGCATAATTGTAATTCAGCAAGTAGGTATTTAGAATTGCGCTACTGAACGGATCGAAACTAGATGCACTTGGACCTGTTTCTAATCCAATGGTACGTCGAAACACTTGACGCACATTGGTTATTTCTTGTGGCAGTATATAACTATTTCTATCAGTTTCAATAGTCAACAACGAGTATGACTCTTCGTATGCATTCTGGGCACGCTGCCTGTATGTAGCAATTGCATACTGATAACTTGCCTCTAGATGCTCTGGATCTAATTCCAAATCTATTATATTTTTGCCCAATCTCAATTCAACGTTATTAAACAGCCGCTGCTTCAATTCTGATAAGTCTGCCATAAAAATACCCTATTATAATAGGGTATTTATCTTAGTAAAATTTTAGTTCACCGCACATTATGCACTTATAAACTCGACCATCATGGTAGAAGCCATGAAAATGCCATCTTTGATTATGAGGACACTTACCACTTAATAATGCAACGACTTGTTCCTCTTCAGTGGGTATCAACTTTTTTTCAATTTCTGACATATGGGGTAAGAACAGGTGGACTCCATCCCTCTGGCTTCAAAACTTTTCCGTCCTCGCGCTTTCTAACCTTTCCAGTGACTAAATCAATCTTGGCAAAGTTTGTACGCATGACTTCGTTCCACGCACCCTCGCCATCAGCGCCCATGCTATGAATGGCACCCACTGTAACCACCAGAATGTCAATCAGTGCATCAAGGCACTCTACCTTATTGCCGCTGGAATTAGCTTCCCATAATTCATGAATCTCTTCATTAATCAACTTGGTATAGAGATTGAATTGTGCTTCGTTAAATTCGCCCACACTTTGATCGCAGGCTCTCATAAATTTTTCTTGATCTTTAAATACGTCCGTCATATTAATATACCTTCAAAATAATTAGATTTTCATTGGTACGACCATTAGGCTGGGCATGTACCGCAGTAATTTCGCCAAACAACTTACGCGACGCTGGCTTTCCTGCTGCCAGAATCTTCTTAAGAACTTCAGCAGGCTTGCGTACAGTCTTAACTCCACTCTTACTGGTGTCAAAACCAAGAATAGTTGAGCCCTTGACTCCCAGAGTGCCCACGTGACTATCGGCCAAGTAATAGTGTAGCTTACGCTTTACGGTGTCGTATGCCCACACTTCACTAGCGCCAACGATCTTAGCGGGATGCACACTGACCAGCTGGAGTTCTTCAAACTGCTTGAGGAACTTAACCTTACTTGCTTGTTTTTCTGCACTGACTGGCTTACGCTTTCGTGGCGACTTTGACGCCTTCTTAACATTAATGTAGCTATCGAATCCAGCCAGAACAGCTTCAATGAACTTAATAACTGCCTTAATCTGGTGCTTGGAGTAGTGTCCATATGCCTGGTTCAGCTGGGCGTCTGTGCCTGCCAGAACTTCGTTGAATTCAGTCAGCTTTTTTTGCCAAACCTCAGAAAGCATACTGATGTGCTGAGGCATAATATTGTGTCCGCTAAGCACTCCAACTGTGTTAACTGACATACCAGATGCTTTGGCGCCTGCAAGAATAAACTCGTCCAACTCTCCCTCAAGAGTTCCTGCTGCGTCTCTTGCCTTCTCGCGCATGATTTCTTGGATGTTTGGACGTGCAGGTTTTACTTCTTCTGCTTTTGGAGTCTCCACTACCACCGGCTTATGTAGCGTGTTCACCAGTCTAGCGATCTCATTGGAGAGCCGTTGACTCTCGACTTCATCGAGCTTGAGTCCACGCATAGACAACCGTGCCAGCCAACCATATGTTGCCATGATTTCCTTATCATCAACTTTTCGAATTTGCTTAGAAAGAGTTGATGTATCTGTTTTTCCATCGACTGGCAGATTTTCCAGATAAAGTGCCAACTGTTCTTTGGCCATCTTGCGATCAAAGTAACGGCTATACCAGTTAAAAGCCGCTGCCAGGGCACCAGGGCGGCGATCTTGATCAGGTTGGCTAGAGAAAAGTGGTTCGCCGCCGGTATATTTGGTATCTGGATCCCTGCACACCAAATCAGGCATAATCATGCTATCGGGCTGAACTGGCTTTTTGCTGGGTTTGGTGATTTTTGTCGCCATATAGTGTTCCTAGTGTTTTTACAACGTTTTTGTAGTATATCATGGGCTGTATTTAATGTCAAATTTTTCCAATAAGCCCAGATAAATAATCTTAAAGGTGCAAGAATAAATGCCATACCATACAATAAAAAAACAGAGAACCGATGTAAATTATAGAAAAATTTACAAAGATTACTTTGATCCAATCTCGTCTGATAATCATAAAATATTGGTTGACACTTGCCACATTGACGCAGGTGGCGAAACTAAAGATTTATCTAATGTTAAGAAAAATTCAAAACATACCAGAGAGTTGGAAATATTAAAGGATAAATCATGCCTCGTTTGAGTTTATGGAAGTCCGAGAAATCGGCAGATTACAGGTTTTTTGATAGAACTATAAGTGAAATGTTTACAGTCGGGGCAACCGATCTGTATATACACAAGTATCTAGGTTCTAACAATCCGTCAAATAGCCAAGACCTGACACTACCACACTACGATGCAACAGACCCTCTTAACATTCAGGATCTGGTGTTTCTTGAAAACCGAGACCGTAAGTATGATCCAAACATATACAGATTGCGCGGACACTACAATGTTCAGAATTTGGACTTTGATTTGAGTCAATTTGGTTTATTTCTGACCAATGATGTGATTTTCGTAACGGTTCACTATAACGACATGATAGATGTAGTAGGACGTAAATTGATGGTTGGTGATGTTTTTGAATTACCACACCTCACTGATTACCATCCACTAAATGAAACTATCCCGATCGGACTAAGACGGTACTATCAGATAACTGATGCCAATTTTGCAAGCGAAGGATTTTCATCTACCTGGTATCCACACCTGTGGCGCATAAAGTGTGAACCATTAGTAGACAGCCAAGAATTCGCAGATATTTTGAATCAACCTATAAACAAAGATAACTATATAGGTGACTGGGATTCAACAAAAACTTACGAGCCAGGATATACTGTGACATACGGTGACAAAATTTATACTCCTAAACAGTCAGTGCCAGCTGGAGTTTCTCCACCAAATTCAACTTATTGGCAACTAAGCACAGAACAAAATCTACGTGATATCATAGGAAGATACAATAAGAATATAGAAATCAACAACGCGAATATAGAAGAGGCTGCCAGGCTGGTACCAAAATCAGGATATGATCGTAGTCAATTATATGTTGTTCCGACATACGACAATGATGTTTCTGCTCTGCCAGTCGATGTAGTATTCAACAACGATTCTATAAGTCCACCGTTGTCAATTGTTAGTGTTTCAAACCCACTATATAAAAATCCAAGCATCGCTCTGCGTGTACCAAAAAACACAGCATCAACAATGCTACCCGACCTTAAAAAAGGAACAGTTACAATATTATCAAAATTTGACACTGCTCCTGGCCTATCTGAAACCGGCAGCGGCCCAATGCAGGGAAATTCATATGTATCCACTTCATTTTTAGGAGCAACTACACCAACTGGTCCTTATGGAACCGCTGACAATACATATGCTACCAGTGATCAATACATAGACTTTGTTATAACAGTTGGTGCACCCACTCCCGCGCGATCAACAACTGTTGCACTACAAGAAATACCAAGTTTCTTGACTGTTGGGTTACCGATAGAAACAACAATATATAGTGAAAACGGCACTCCTACGTATATATTTTCACCTGGAACTACTGTAACAAACATAAATCCAATAACAAAAACAATAACAGTAAGTACTCCTACCAATGGATATATGGCAGCTGGCACGGGTATAAACGTTGCCTATGATTTTACAGGCACCGTTACACCAGAGATGGACTACTTGGCTGATTGTGATCCAAGATTCTTATTCATTCGTAGATCAACCCCACGTAGTTTTGGGTGGTTGACTGGGTACTTAACTGGCGACGACCAGGCTCCAAATGGAGAACCGGTGTCTGCTGGTATTGCGTTTCCTGCTAACCCAAGAAAAGGAGATTACTTTCTCAGACTTGATTATCTGCCGCAAAAACTATTTAGATTCAACGGTAAATTATGGGTCGAAATTTCAAGAAACGTAAGAACACCTCCTACTTTGACAGAAACTGACAAGAGTTTTATAAGCACCTTTATTAATAATGATGGAGTTGTGAACAAGGCTCAAGGAACAACAATTCCGTCTAGACAAGGGTTGAGTCAAATATTAAGAATACAACCTGACTGATACAAGGACATAATTCATGGCTCAATATTTTTATGATTCGCAAATAAAGCGATTTTTAATTCAGTTTGCTCGTATATTTTCAAACTGGGAAGTGACCGCTGGGTACGATCCAAATAATAATCCAATTATTAAACGTGTTCCTATAATGTACGGCGATAGTAGCAGACAAGCTAACACCATTTTAGCAAACAATAGTGCTAGTAATTTGCCAAGTGCTCCGTTAATAACCTATTGGATCACAGGAGTAGAATATGATCAGCGTAGGACACAAGACCCATATTTTGTTGACAAGTTGAATGTTCGCCAACGCACATTTAACACTGATACACAGGAATTCGAAACTACCCAGGGCAACGCATTCACCGTTGAAAGACTAATGCCTGTTCCATATACACTACGTATAAATGTTGATTTCTGGACAACTAACTATAATCAAAAACTAGAACTTCTTGAACAACTTGGAACACTGTTTAATCCCAGTATGGAATTACAAAGTACTGATAACTTCATAGATTGGACAAGTCTAAGTGTAGTGTACCAGGATGGGGTAACTTTCAGCAGTAGAAGTGTTCCACAGGGAACTGCGAATCCTATAGACATCATGAGTTGGAAATTCTATATGCCTATATGGATCAGCGGTGCAGCTAAAATACAAAAAATGGGTGTTATTCAACGTATCATTGCAAGTATATTTAAAGGACAATATCGCGATGACATGCAGGATGATGATTTGCTACTGGGCACAAGACAAAAAATAACACCGTATGGCTACAAGCTGTTATTTGTAAATAATGAATTGCAGATTCTACCAGAAAATCAAGCATTCTATCCAGCGAACAGTAATCTTGATCAGACTCAGCCTCCATCTACTAGTATAGGTTGGAAGGCAGTTCTAAATGCATACGGCGTTGTGCGTGAAGGTGTAAGTTTTGTATCACTTGAAAATCCATATATGGAAACTCCTATCGTTGGCACGATAACATACAATCCACTTGATGATAGGTTCTTGGTATACAGTGTTGACGAAGATACGTTGCCACTTAATACTCTTGACCCGGTTGACAGTGTGATAGATCCATTGCAAAAATACCCAGATAATGGATTACCTGGAGCAATTGCAGGACAAAGATACCTGATATTAAATAGTATACCACAGCAATTAGGTTACTCACTACCCTCTACTCAAACATCAGCGTGGCCAGGGTTAACGAGTGGAGCAAATGAAAATGACATAATTGAATACAACGGAGCAAGTTGGACAGTTTCATTCGATAGCGAGAATGAGCAATATACACAGTATGTTACGAACCTTACTTCTAATCTGCAATATAGATTCGTGTATGGCGAGGGCTGGATGAAATCTTTTGAAGGATGGTATGGACAGGGAAATTGGAGTATCACAATATAAAAAAACTGTTAACGGAGTTGGAGTTATATTCTGTGCGCAAGATACAGGCAGACATCTATTTCTATTACGCAATAACAAATTTTCACAAGAATGGGGATTACCCGGAGGAAAAGTAGAACCGAAAGAAACATTAATGCAAGCACTAAAACGTGAGTGCATGGAAGAAATACAACACTGGCCACAAAACGTAAAAGTTTTTCCTATAGAAAAATTTACAAGTGACGACAAAAAATTCAGTTATCACACATTTTATTGCTTGATAGATTCTGAATTCACGCCTATATTGAACCATGAACATCTTGGATACTGTTGGATTGATGGGAATATGTTTCCAAAACCATTGCACCGTGGTTTATTCAATACCCTCAACTATGATTTTATTCAGCAAAAAATCGAAATAATTCGAAATGCGATAAAATAAAAAAGCCTGCTTAGCAGGCTTTTTGATCAGTATTAATAATAATTAAGCTGTTAGTATAACAACGCTTTCGCCTAGAGTTGCTGTCTCAGGTGCAATGACCCAATCAACATCAATAGCAGTACTTACATTACTGTTTGCATTAACAGTTCCAGATTCGTTTTCACCATTCTGGGAGTAAGTTATGGTGGTTGAATCTATAACCTGTACGTTAAACACTCCATTAAAAGTATCAACTGCTCCAGTTACGCCGTAAACATAAACTTGTGCTCCGTCACCGAAATCGGTTGGTGCAGAAGTAACTAATGTTACGGTGCGATTACTGCGGGTAATTGAACTAATTATAAAACTATGTGTGTCAAACTGGGTACCAGTTCTGCCACCTTTAATGATAGTTGCTTTACTCTGAGTTAACTTTATAGGATAATATGTTCCACCGTCACTATCAGTAGCGGTCATGGTCATTTCTCCAGCTAACGGAGGAGCAGCAACTAAACTACAATCACTGGTTCCTTGAGCAGTAGTAACTAGATATCTACGACTGGCTTCCTGTTTAACAATGTCTCCCGCCACTGCACTGCTTCCACCATCCACAAACGCGCTGATTGCGATAGCATCAGGATTACTACTTGTTAAAACAGCAGTTAGCGTACCATTACCACCACTAACGGTAACAGACGGGGCTGACGTATATCCACTACCAGCGGTTGAAACTGTTGCAGTTCCAATACCATAATTTACTGTTAGTGTCGCGCCTGTGCCAGTGCCACCAGTTGTTGTTGCCACAGGATTTGATGGCAATACTGTATAACTGCCTGCTGCACCTACGGCAACTACGTTAACACCCATACCTAAATTAAAAGTAGCACCATTCACTAATCCACTGACGTTTGTTGTACTGTTTGGTGCAACTGGATCAGTCAACGCAGCGCCTGCATATACTCCAGGGTTAGTAATTGTCACTGATGCAATACCGCCTGAGCCGTTATCAGTAATTGTCAACACTGCTGGGGTGGACCAGCCAGCACTAAATGTGACTGTATTACCGGTAGTCCATGTATTTGTGCCTGCTGCCTGAACTGCGGCTGTTCTTACTCTAGTATTTGTAACTGTGAACGTGGCTGCTGTTCCTGTTCCACCGACTACTGTTAGTACATCACCCGTGACATAATCTGCTCCAGCTGTGCCTGTGCCAGTAGTGGCAACGGTGGCGGTTTTACCTACCATTGTACTAATTGAACCTACTGCCTGTACACCACCGGGCAAGTTAGGCGCACCTATGCTTGTTATAGTTGGTATTGTTGTGTAGTTGTTATTTGTTCCACCTACGGTGAAACTGTCAATGCTTTCTCCACCAATCGGTGGAGTGCCGGTATTACCGAAATAAATCTTCTTA